TATTTGGTGCTGAAGCAGAACCTGTTAAGTTGATGGTTACCTTACCACCAAGTTTAACAATCGCTTCATCAATCTTACTCAATAAATCAGTTTTAATTTGATCAAAGTTACCTTTAACAACTTGACTAAAAAAGTTTGGTATACCACCTTTTTCAAACTCATCATTCGCAGTTAAATAAACTTTAGATGGCGCTTGAGTTTGATAAGAACTATTCTCTAACGCGACATATTGATCATACCAATAATTAAATGGTTCTGATGCGGTTTTTCTTTCAGTTTTAGGGTCGGGTAAGTCATTATGAAAATAAAACCCATAATTAATAAAACTTTTAATGTCTTGTTCTACGGTTGAGCTAGACTCTTGTACAGTACCTGAATTACCACCTTGTTGGTTACTACTTCCGTCTCCGTTGAATGCGTTTCCATCAACTAAACTACCCTCAGAGTTTGACCATATACTTGTAAGTGCTTGTTCGTATTCTTCAGTTGTTAATCGTGGGTTATTAATTACTTGTTGATAGATATACAAATCTCTTGTTGGTATCTGATTAAATTTGATTCCTAATTCGTAAATGTCATATTTTGTACATCCCGCAAAGAATGAGTCCACAATACTATCAACTCTTTCTTTTGCAACACCTTTTAATTGTTTTTCAATTATTGTATTTAACATTGCTGGATTATCAACAACTATTGTCCAACTTAAACTACCACTTCTACTTGTATTTTTGTATGTATAAATTGGTTCAGGTCTACCTAAGAAAGTTGTTGCGTTAAAGTCAGGTTTTGAGTCATCACTAAATTTAAGGTCATACGGTGGGAACCACATAATTCTACCTCCATTTGGTCCTTTCTCACAAACAGGTAAATCATCATAAGTAAACCCAGGTCTATCTGAAGTTCTCCAAGCTAAGTTTTCAAGTGAGAACATATACTTTTTAACTTTACCATCAACAATGTTTGTTGATCCAGGATTTCTTAACGGAGCAATGTTTAAATTATATGTGTTGTCAAATATTGAATATGTAAATCTTCTTCCTGAATTAACAATACCATCTGTTTTTTGTAGATCACCATATGTTAAATAAGGTGTGTCTTTTTGGAATATTCTACAATATTCAATACCCGCTTCTTGACCTGTTGTCTGATCGGTATAAGACATAACCTGAGAACCTTTCGTTATCTCTTTATATCCATCATTAAACACCTTTGAAACTTGGTTTATTGCAGTCCCTACGTGTTTTAATCTTGTGGTACCTTGTACGTTATCTGCAGAATCAATTATTCTTTGAGTTTTATCTAAAATAGACCCGACTTTAAATTCAATATCTGTTGATTGATATCGATTATAATCGGCTTGTATTGCATTAAATTCAGGATCTACAAATTTTGGGTCTCCTCCCTTACCTACTTTCCATCCAGCGTTAGGTTTGTATTTTGGTGATGTCCAAACTAATTGTCCTGTTATACCACCGTCATTGGAATAGGATTTACCTGCCAGTCCAAATTGTAATCTTCCTACATTTCCTTCATATAGAATACCAAGTTCTTGTGGTCCATAAACAATGTCGGCCTGTTGTTGACCATATTCGTTTACAGGTAATTGGTTGGGTGGTGAATCAATTTGACTTGGTTCTGAGTTTTTACTTCCAACATAATACCCACCACTTGATTGGTTATCTTGATTAAATAAATTTGATACCGCTTGTGTTAACCCTACAAAAACTCCTTTATTATAATCAGGTTTATATTTGTTATAATCTAAACTAGCAAATAAAACCGATTGTTGTCCATTACCCGTATTAGCAACGAAAACTTCAGAAGGATTTCTATATTTGTTTAAAATTGGACCTAAAAGTCCTCCAGTTGCAGTGTTGATAGTACTTAAAGCACCAATATTTTGTGGTAACTTTTCTCCTGACACATCCTCAAAGTAGTCACCAGGTATTAATGATACAGGAAAGTATGTTCCTGTTAATCTGTTCGCCAAAGATACTGTCGCTAATAAAGGTCCTTCAGGTACTGTAATTTTCCAATTCTTTGTGAAGAATGGTTGTTTACCTGTTGCCAACATAGAAGCGGAAAAAGGATCCGTAATTGTGTCTAAGTTTATTAAACCTACTGTATTTTGTATTATCTCAGCCGCAATTCTTTCTTGAAATAACCCTCTGAGTTGTTCCGCACCTTTTTGGGCTAACTTACTGTCACTTGATAACAATCCATTACTACCTAAAGGGTCGTTTTGGAATACTATGTCAAAGGTTGTGTAGTTTGAAAAATTATAATACCAGCTATTATCTACTGCGTAAGGTTGGTATATTGGGGACAAACTTTGTACATCGGTAACGATAACCAAATCTTTATAACCACCTTCAGGTCCCCAAACATTTGTAACATATGCGGACTCAATAAAGAACTCGTTTATAATATCTAATTGAGTATCTTGTGGAGCGTAAGGTCCTTGATTTGTTCCTTCAGGACTGTTTGTTGATGCAACACTATTAATTCCAATTGGTTGTCCAAATCCTCCTTCAGGACCATATTCATTTAATGGATATAATTTTTGTGCTTCTGTATTTGTAGATACCAAAGTATTATTAGAATCAATCACACTAGACTCACTTAAATTGGTTTCATAATTTACAATAGGTTGTTGTGGAGAAAAAACACCAGGTACAGCGTAAGCTTGTAAATTTCTTGCCAAAAGTTTTTCTCTAAAACTTTGTGACCCTGCAAAAGATAATGTGCTCTCCGACATATTTTTATTTTATAAATAGATGTTTTGGTATTTTTTTATCTACCTATTGGACGGATAATAACTCATTTTTACCCCCAACAGCAGATTTCAAAAGAGATTTACCTTCTTCAGTTTGTGTTAAATAATAAAGAAGATCCGCCCTAAATTTATCTAAATCCATTTTATTCATATTTGGGTCTCCTTTAATATTCCAATCAACCGTTATTTGTTTTGTTGTATTTGTCTCAGTTTTGTTTTTATCTTTTCCAACAGGATCATATATTTCTTTAATTTTTTGTGCTGCGGTTGTAGCATAATCAACAGCCAAATCACCAATAGTTTTTGGTAAATTATCACCTATTCCAGTAAGTGCTGTCTGTATTTGAGAAAATACCGATTGTATGTCTGTAAGATTAACTTCACCTTTTCTAGCCATATTCACTATTGATTCTTCAATAGGTCCAAATATCTTTGAGGAAGTATCTCTAATATTTTCAGTATCATATCTTTTTTCTGTTTGTTTAAATAACTCACTTGTTAAAACATTTCCTGTTTTTTGTACTCTCAATGCTTCTTCACTTGTTGCAACACCCAAAGAAAGTCTTCTTGTTATTGCAGCTGCATTTGCGTTAAGAGTCTCCAACTCATTTAGTTGGTCGATTGCTAATTCTTCAATAGTTTTACTAGCATCGGCTTGTTGTTCTTTTAATCGATCGATATCTTCAGGAGACAAGTTTTTAACTTCTTTAGTGATTTGTTTACCTTTTTCATCTCTCAACTGAATTACTGCGGTTCCTCCACTTATCTGCGATAAACTAGCGATTAATTCTTTTTCTTCTTTATTTGCGGTAGGGAATTCAATTGATTTCATCTTCATATCAAATTCAGATGCCTTTATTGACATTTCCGCTAACTTCTCAGGTAAAATCCCCATTTCTTGTGCAATCTCTCTAATTCTTCTTTTTTCACCAGGAAGAATTTCAAACTTACCCGTTTCTTGGTTAAACTTGGTAAATGATTTAGTTAAATCTACAATTTGATTTTGTAGTTCTTCAGGATCATTTTGAGCCAAATCCATCGCTCTTAATGGATCTAACAAATCATTTGACGCAACTCCTAATCTTTGTAATCCTGCCGCCAACTCAATTGCCCCTTCAGGATTAAATACTTTTTCAGCTAAAGTAAATACTGTACCCATATCGATACCTAATCGAGCCGCTTGTGATGCCATCTTAGTTAAACCTTTAGTTCCGTTTTCAAAATTATAAAGGTTCATTTTATCTAAATTACTAACGACTCCTTTTGAAACCGCTTCTACAGATACACCAACACTTTTAGCGTAATTGGCAACATCTCTCATTGTATCCCCTACATCGTAAATTGAAACTCCGACATTTCTAAAATTAGACGCAAGATCTGTTACCGATAAGTTTGTTAATTTACTAGCGGCATTTAATTCGGTAATGGCTTCCTGACCCACAAGTCCTGTATTACCAAATGCATTGCCAATTTCAATTATTGATTTAGCAACCTGATCACCACCAATACCCATTTTTAATAATTCGGGAGCGGCATCCGCTAAAGCTTGTTTAAAGTTGTCTGTTTCAATTTTTGATAAACCAAATGCGTTTTGAATGCTTTGAGCCCCTAAAGTTAAAAATTTTAAAGTTCCCTCAACATCTGTTGCTGCATTAAACATAGCTATTAAACCATTTTCAATATCGGTCACCGATGGGACTATTGTAGCACTATACGATGTTACCGCATCAACGGTTAAATCAATAGCATTACTTGTACCATTAATTACTTTTGATAAATCACCAAAACTATTTGTTAGTCTTTGATTTTCTTTAATTAATTTATCAATTTCAGCCTGCGTAAGTGTGTTTGACATATTTTTTTTCTACTTATAATATAAATAGATTATTGTAGACTTTTATTTAGTTCAATTATTTTATTAATAAGGAATTTTCTAGCATATGTCGGTATATTCCAAAATTCAGAATATTGTATATGTAATTGTTTTGATAAAAGAAAGAATTCTTCTAATAGGAAAGATTTATACTCCAAAGAAAGGCCGAAAAAATTCCACCCCAAAGGCGATTCCAAAGGAAACCTTTTCTCCTGACGGGGCTAAAACTGTTTTAGTTAAATCTAATCCTGGTTCATTTTCAAAAATAAACTTTCTTAAATGTTTAGAATCAGCAATTGGCATATTTTCCGAAAATGTTGTAATTTTTAGAATGTCAGCATCTCCATTTAATTCAACAATCTGTCTACTTAGTTTTAACGTTACAGTCGGTGGAGTTCTATCTGAAGGGTACATCTGAAGTATTTGATCGATTTCAATGTTATCTCTTAAAGTTAATGGTTTAACTTTAACAACATTTTTAGATACCGGTAACTCAACAGTAAATGTACCGTCTTCATTTGGTTTAACATTAGTTTTTTTAATGTTTAATTCGTCCAATGCAAAAGTATGTTGGAATTTTTTTTCTGTAATTGGGTCTTCTAAATTAACTGTATATTCAGGTCCAAATGATGTGTTTCTTAAAAAGATTAAAATTGCTTGTATGTCACATTCTAATAACTCTTCAGGCCTCAAATCTTTTTCATACATTCTATTTCTTAAAAGTGGTAAAATTATAGTTTCTTTAATTGATTTTCTACCTTCAATATTAGATATAATATTTTCATCAGATGCTGTTAAGTAACCTACCTTAACACTTTTTTTATTTGACTTATAAAAAACCCCACCTGATGGTAATTGTACAACATCGTGAGGTAGATTGAAGTCTTGTTGTCCATATGAATATTCGTCAACGTTTTGCATAGTATTTTTTAATTTAAAAATAAAAAAGACCTACCACTAGTAAAGTGAATAGGTCTATTATTTTTTATGTGTTTAATATTAATATACAAGAATACAACGGTCCATTCTCATATTACAAGAAATTTTTGCAATACCGTCAGTTGAATATGATAGTGATCCTCCATCATATCCTGTAAGAAATGTTCCTTCTAATATCCATTTTTCAACAACAACACCTGTTGGGTCTAACATTTCAAGGTCAACATTCTTTTTGTAACCCGCAGCATAACCCATACGTCCTGTTACTGACTCAGCACATAAACGAATCCATTCCATTACCGCTTGTGATGCGGAAGGACCGATTGGGTCACGGAAAGTCACAGGAAGTTCCCCCCAAGTAAATCTACCAGCAACGTATGTTGAAGTATTCAAGAACTGAATTTCGGTTGACCCGATTGTAAGTTTTGGTCTCGAAGTAGTCTCAACGTACCACTCATTAATACCAAGTGATGATGGGAATCTCAAGATCCATCGGTTCTCCCTTTTCGGTTCGTAAGGGATCGGCATTTTCATTAACAAATCAGCCATATCTTATTTTTTAAATTTTGTTTTTATTTTTATTATAAATACTCTGAAATAAAAATTTTTCTATTTACTTCAATAATTTTTAAAGTTATATCTTAACTAGACCAGTTTTTAACTAGAATTTAGTTTTCTTTCCTCCTCCAGTATGATAAATATCTAATCCAGATTCATCATCAAAATGTTTCTTCATTGTTTCTACATTCTTTAAATCATCATCTGAAAATCCAATATAAGGTGTAAAATAATTGCTTATTTTATTTTTCATAAAAGCTTTTTCTTGTAGTCTATGTGATAAGTTTTTTACATATTCCATGAATTGTTTCATTGCACTTACTTTTAGTTCTTCAGGATTGGCAGCAGAACCTTCACCAAAAGTCACAGGATGATACTTACACATCTCTAAATAAGTCCTCAAAAGTTCGTCGTCACTCATATCATCTTCGTCAGCAATTTCTCTATATTTTTTTAAATTTTTAACGACCTCTTTTTCGTTTAATCCATGTTTATTCTTTTTAATTAAATTATAAATCGCATTTTTTAAAACACTTGGGGTATGTCCTCTTGCTGTGACAATAGCAAAAATGGAACCATTATTGACCGCTTCAACAAAGTCGTCCCATGCAGGTCCTATTGGTGCTTTCATTGCATCTACCAAAAACTTTTTATCACCCGTCACTCTGAAATCTCTAAAAGCATCTTCGTCAAAACCTACTATAGTATGTCCCTCATATTCAAAAGGTTCTTTACCAATTTCAGATCTGTATTCTGCAAAATCTTCAGTAGACATACCAACACTATCACCATTATCATCCTTCAAATAAATTTTGGTTGGCATATACATAAGATTATCATCCCAATCAAAAGCATAATACTTCATCGTTGGTTTCATCTGATCTTGTATAATTTCAGATATAATTTCTTTAACAAATTTTCTATAATTCATATTAATAAATATTATCACATAAAAAAAAAGGAGGTCTATGACCTCCTTTTCCATTTTTAGGTTTTATTTTAGATATTCTCAAACGATGCTCCTGTTGGAGTAATGAAGAATGTAATATCTATGAACTCTAATGATCTCGTTGGTTTGATATAGATTTTACCTGTCATTTGGTTTCTATCGATATCTTGAGGATCACTTGAAACTGTAACTCTAAAGTCATATAAACCTCTGTCTCTTCTGATTGAATCCAAGATTGGATTAACAGCATTTAAGAAGTCTTGTCTAACTTGTGCGTCGTTTTGTTCGAACAACAATCTTACAGAAACCGCTGAAATCAACTTACGTGCTTGTAGTAACAATCTTCTTACGTTGATTCTGTCTAATGCAGATTCTCTGATTTGAAGAGTTTTGTTACCCCAAATTACACATCCTACGTCTGAGAATGTTGCGATTGGGTTGATTCTACCTGTATAAAGTACGTCTCTATCTTCTTGTGTTAATTTCTTACGTGCTTTGATACAGTTAACAATACCACGAGTATAACCTGCCGCTGCGAACCAAGGGAATGCGATGTTATCAGTCAACGCTAAGTTTCTTGTAACCTCAGCAGTCGGTGGGATATAGATTTGTGTATTATTTACAGTATCTCTTGTAAGTACCCAAGGATAGTAAGTTGCAGTATAGTTAGAGTCAATTCCACTATCTTCCAACAAGTTAACAGCTTCTTGAGGGTAAATTAAACCGTCAACACCAGTAGTTGTTGGTAAGAATAGATTATAGTCAGGACAAGTTGTAACATATAATGAATCCGCTCTATTGAACTCGATCAAGTTAATCGCTCTCTCAACAAGGTTACTATTATTTACGAAATCAATACCTGGAGTTACGAACACATTGATGTTAGTTGCTTCAGGGTTTGCAAATGTTTGTTGACCTAATAAGTAAGCGTAGAAGTCAGTATTTGCAAAATCTTGAGTTCCGTCGCCAATCGCAATTTGTTTGAATGCTCCCCAACCTGTTGCGTTTGGATATCTGTTGTCAGGACAAGCCCCGTACAAGTAACCAGTTCTACCTAATTCGAATCTATCAGAGTTTGTTCTGTGTTCTCTATAGATATCCCAACCATCAAATCCACCTTGTACTAACAATGTAAATTTACGTGAGAATAATCTATAGTAATCGTTAGTTGGTAATTGTGGTTCTTGGTCAAATGTTGAGCTACCACAGATAAATCTTGGATCGCCACTTGTACTGAACGCAGCTCCGATTGTAATACCTGATGCATTTTTGTCCATGTGGAAACCAGCCGATCTATAATTCCAATCAATACCATCAATATCACAAGTATTGTTTGGATTTCTCTTACCAATATACTCATAATAATTTGGATCCCATCCATAGAAGTTACCAATACCTAAGTAAGTACGTCTGATATTATCACCACTACTTACAATGATATCATCAACACCAGTTCCTAAACCAAATGGTGGATTCCAAATAACTTCACCTGGATAATCGTATTTAGCCTTGATAATTGGGAATGGAGATTGAGCTCCTTGATATGATCTAAAGTTAAATCCGTTGAATCCACAAGGAAGTGCGTCAATTGGAGCGTCTTCACTGATTTCAATCATTATGTATTTTGAATTCAATGCATACTCACCGTCTAATGTACCAATTTTAACACCAATGAAACTGTTTTGTCCAGGATCCATTCCACAGTTTGTAAATTTCTCTAAGACAACAGGATTAGAATCTGTATCAAAGTAATCTCTTACAAGAACTGTAAATGTTCCGTTAGCAAATGAAACATCTGAAATTGAAACTTTAATTAATGTGTTTGCACCGTCACCATCAGAAACTGTATAGAATTTGAATAAGTCGTAAACTTTGTTACCACGCAATTCAGACACAACCCAAGGAGAATTTGGTGTTTGGAATCTATCTAAGTACCAACCAATAGAATGAACATTTCCACTTTGTGCAGAATCTAATTTAATTAAATTAGGGTTCAAACCTCTAATGTATCCTTTTTTCCAAGAATAGTTCAACCAAGATTGGAATCTTTCTTCACAGAATAATGGAACTTCTAAACGTGGTTTTTGGAAGTTAGTAATACCGAATACTTTAGTAACATAGTTTGTATCATTTTGTGAGAATGAAGTTTCAAATGTGTAGTTCTGTCCATATCTGTTAGTACAGTTAATTGCAAACGGCTCGTATGGGTTTTTCAATACTGAAGAGTATTGTCCTGTCATATCGATATTAACATCTGTAATTCCTGTAACTTCATAAGTTGGGTTTTCTGAACTATTGTAATAAGAAATACCTCTAGATCTCCAAGTACCAACAACTACATTATCATATTGAGTATATGAAGTACCTGTATAGTAATAAACTTTCAGATGTA